ATGAACGAGCAAAACCTAGAAGTACTCCTGAATGAGAAGGAACTCTCGCAGCTGTTCCGGGTCTCCATCGGAACGCTGCGATTCTGGCGCACGATCGGGCGAGGACCGCGTTACCGCAAGGTCGGCCAGTCTGTCCGCTATGCACCATCTGACATCTTCGCGTGGCTCGACAGCCGCCCAACCGGCGGCGAGGCCGAAGTGGAGGTCGCAGGATGATCGGCGGCAGACCCACCTCATTGCAGGATTTGCAGCCATCGGAACGCCGACTTCTCGAGACGATCCGAGCGCTTGGCTTCGGGCAGATCGAGTTTCTGAGAATTCGCGCCGGAGAGCCGGTTCTCCACCCGTGGCCGACAGTCGTCCACCACACGAAGTTCGGTGCAACACAGCAGGAGCAGCCTCGAACCATCTCCGGCGCCAACTTCGATCTCAAACGCGAGGCGGCCGAGCTGTTCGAGTACACGCGCCAGATCGAGGACGGTGAGATCCGTGTGCTGATGGTGCGGCATGGCCTCCCATTCACCATGCAGTGTGAGCTTACCAGCCGGGGTGTGGACCAGGCAGGGGGCCGCCATGCATAGAGTCGCCTTTGAGGAGGCCTATCCGCCAGCTCGTGAATTGGCACGGCAGAAGGCGCTCCAGGTCATCGGTCGCTGCGGACTCACCCCCGAGGATTGCGACGACGTTGCTAGCCAACTTCTGCTGACCTTCTACGCGCGCTTCGATCGCTACGACAGCAATCGCGGCTCCATCCGTACTTTCGCTTCGCGCTTGATGGACAAGGAGCTCAATTCGATACTGCGCTATCGTTTGGCGGGCCGGCGTCGCCACCTGGGGGAAGGGCTCGTTTCCGAAGACATAGCCGCACTGGAGACAGCACCTTTGAGCTCAGATCCGGCGGCATTGACTCTCGCCGACCGTCAAAACTTCTGGCTGGATTTCGAGCGCGTGATGGACCAACTCCCGGACGTCCTTCGGGAAACGGCACTGGCCCTCTGCTGGTATACCCCGACGGAGCTGAGCCGCCTCCCTGGCCACAGTCGAACCATCATCTATCGGCGGATTCGCCGACTTCGCGAAGCGCTGGCCGCCGCCGGAATTGGCCCTGATTACTTCGCAGGCGCGGGCGGTGGGCAGTGACCAGCGGTCCTTTGACCTCCACCTACAGCATGTGGGCGTTGTTTCGAAACTGCCGGAAAGCATGCGAATACCGCTATGTCCTAGGATTGGTTTCTCGCGACAAGGATCAGAACTTGAGTTTCGGATCTTTGATCCACACTTGCCTGGAGCTCTGGCATAAAGACCGGGACCTCACGTCAGTTCTTGCGCTAATCGATCAAGCGTGCTCTGAGCGGAGCGCTGACGAAGCGGTTCGTAAGGACTGGCACCTCGCAACGGCAATGATGACCGCCTATGCCTCGCGATATGCGAGCGAGCCTTTCGAAGTCGTTGCTCTGGAGAAAACCTTCGAGGGTGCCATCATCAATCCAACTACCGGCTTCCCTTCCCGAAGCTTCTGCCTGGCCGGCAAGGTCGACGGAATCGTTCGCATCGGAGACGAGTTCTTTCTGCTGGAGCATAAGACCGCATCGCAGCTGGATTCGGACTACCTCGAGCGCTTGTGGACGGACTTCCAGATCACCATCTACGCCCATTATGTCGAGCAAACGATGGGCCTTCCCATTACCGGCATCCTCTACAACATCTTGGTCAAGGCGAAACTCCAGCAAGGCAAGGGTGAGTCTGTGGAGGAGTTTGAAGTGCGCCGCGCTGAACTGCTGGCGAAATCGAAAACGGGCAAGACCACGGCCAAGCGCAGACTCCCGGAATCGGACGCCGAGTTCCAGCAGCGTATGGCGGCCAAGTACGCCGAGCCGGCCATGCTCCATCGGGAAATGCTCTACCTCTCTCGGGACCGCTTTGACGTCCTTCGCAGCGAACTCTGGGAGCTGACTCAGGCGTTCCTGGACGCGCGCCGCCGCGGCGTCTTCTACCAGAACACAAGCTTCTGCTTTCACCACCACCGACCATGCTCGTACTTCGCACTTTGCCGTTCGGACGGCAATCCCAACGTACTTGAAAACTTCTACCAGCGCGTGGAACCTCACGAGGAACTGCGCCCGCTGCCCGAATCAGTTCCTACCACCACGACAGCCTTCTGAGGAGGAGATTGAACCCATGCCAATGCTTCCTACCGCCAAGACTCCGCCCAAACCGGGTCTGGCTGACTTGACCGTGCTCGTTTATGGGCAAACGAAGATCGGTAAGACGACCTTCTGCTCTCAGGCCGACAACGCCCTGTTTCTGGCCACAGAGCCGGGGTTGAATTCCCTGGACGTCTTCCAGGCGCCAATCCAGTGTTGGGAAGACCTGCTCGCAGCCTGTGGCGAGATTGCCGAAGGGAAGCACCCCTTCAAGACGGTCATCATCGACACCGTCGACAACGCCTATAAATTCTGCACTGATTACATCCTCCGTAAGTTCAAGATCGATCACGAGTCGGATCTCGGTTATGGCAAGGGGTACGCCATCGTCAACAACGAATTCCAGCGAGTGCTCACAAAGCTGGCGTTCCTACCATACGGACTCTTTCTGGTGTCGCACGCCAAGGAAATCGAGGTGGAGACCCGGACCGGCAAGTACACCCGAATCGTGCCGACGCTGCCGGACAAAGCCCGCAAGATCGTGCTCGGCATGGTCGACATGGTGTTGTTCTGCGACCTCGAGCTCAGCACGAATGAGGACGGTCAGCCGCAGATCCGCCGCGTAATCCGGACGAAGCCGAGTCTCCACTACGAGGCAGGCGACCGCACCGGCAAGCTGCCAGAAACCCTCGATCTAGATTTCCGGAAGTTCCTCGACGCCTTCAACGCAGCGACGAATACCCTCAAGGCTCCCACGGCTAGGCAGACCGCCGCCAAGTGAGTTCACTACAGGAGAAAACGGCATGAGCAAACAGAATGCGATTGATCTGACCCAGTTCGACGACGGCTTCCGCGCCGAGCAGGCCGAAGAGCGGACTGATTTCGAGAGCGTGCCCGACGGCAAGTATCAGGTGACCGTCGAGAAGGTTGAACTGACGGAGGCACAGAGCACGGGGAATCCCATGCTCAGGTGGACGCTCCGGATCCTCGGCCCCAAGTCCGCCAACCGTCTGATGTGGCGGAACAGCGTCATCACTGCGAACACGCTCAAGTTCGTGAAGACTGACTTGCATACTTGCGGGCTAGAACTTGAAAAGTTATCGGATCTGCCCAAGCACCTGAGCCGGCTCCTCGACGTGAAGCTCGAAATTACCAAGCGAACCAAGGGCGACAACGAGAACGTCTACTTCAACCGGCGAATCGAAACCGGCCGCGCCGCTGGCAACTTCCGGCAGGAGGCCGGTGACGCTCTTGTCCCCTTCTAAAGACAGCCTGGTCACGCTCGTCATCGATACGCGCGAGCAGGAGCAATACAGCTTCGATCCCCGGCTGGCGGTGGCGGTGCGTCGGGCATTGCCGGCCGGCGATTATTCCGTCGCGGGCATGGAGACATTCGTCGCAGTGGAAAGGAAGACATTGGATGACTTCGTGTCCACCGTTATCCACAGCCGGGCACGGTTTCGCCGGGAACTGCGGAAGCTGGCCGAATACCGGGCCGCATGCGTCGTCGTTGAGTCCGGCCTCGCGGAGGTCCTGCAGGGCCGGTATCGCGGCGGAGCACATCCGAATGCAGTCCTGGGTAGTGCTCTCTCACTCATCCTGGACTTCCGGATTCCAGTGTTCTTCTGCGGCAATCGCCAGGCCGCGTGTCATTTCGTGCAGTCCTACCTGCTCGGCGCGCATGAGAGGTGGGGCGAATGAGTCATGCACATGCGACCGCGGTGTGCACTTCAATCCGCGGCGTCGTGGAAACGGTGTTTTACTCGGGGCCCGCCTTTACAGCGGGCCGACTCCGTTTGTCCGATGGCAGCACGATCAGCTTCGCCGGCAAGGTGTTCGCGCGACCTAATGACGCTGTGCGGTTGGAGGGGCACTGGGGGAACCATCCGAAGTATGGGCGCCAGTTCACTGCCGAGACCATGGTCCACGACCTGGAGATGGATCCCGACGGCCTCGCCAGCTTCCTGGCCAATCATCCGGACGTGAAGGGGATTGGCCCGGCGAAGGCGCGGCTGATCGCAGATCACTTTGGAGGTAACTTCGATTCCGCGATTCGGAATCAGCCCGAGAGGGTTGCGGCTGTGGCCAAGGTTCGCATCGATGTTGTGCGTGAGTTGCAGCGGATCTGGGTCGCCAATAGTGATTTCAACGCTGCGATGGCTTACCTCGCACACTACGGACTCACTCATCACCAGGTGACAACACTCGTGGGGAAGTTCGGCAACCAAGTCGTGACCATCCTTGAGCGCGATCCGTACGTCCTTATTCGGGAGATCACCGGATTCGGATTCAAGCGAGTCGACAAGATCGCCCGCAAGATGGGAACGCCCAAAGAGCTGCCTTCTCGGATTCGTGCAGGAATCCAGTACTGCATCGCGGAGGCCCTCGACGACGGCGATTGTTGGATGGAACACGAGGAACTGTTGGACCGAGCCAACATGCTGCTCGTGATGGACACGCTCGATAGCCGGGAGATCATCGAACGCCACCTGCATGATCTGGTCGTGGGTGGGGCATTGGTGAGCGCACCACTGGACCAGTTGGCCGTTGCTGCCCCAGAGATTTACCAGATGGAACAGTATCTGGCTGCTGTCTTCGGTGTTGGCGTACGTCCGAATCCGCACACCGCGGACTTCAATGAGATCGATGGGCTTCTGGACGCAGAGGCGCCCGATCTAAATGAAAAGCAGCGGATCGCGGTCAGGAACGCACTGTTGTTCGGCATCTCCGTGATCGCAGGCGGCGCCGGTAGCGGAAAGACCTATACGGTCTCGACAATCACCGCCATCGCAGAACGCCTGGAATTCGATGTCACGCTGGCGGCCCCAACCGGAAAGGCGGCGAAGCGCATCGAGGAACTGGTCGGACACAAGGCCAGCACGATTCACAGGCTGCTGGGCTACGACGGCTCGACCTATGCGAAGGATGCGAAGGATCCCATTGAAACGGACATCCTCATCATCGACGAAGTGTCGATGGTGGACGTGCCCCTCGCATGGAGGCTCTTCCAAGCGATTGATCTCCGGCGCACGGCGGTTGTCCTCGTGGGTGACCACAATCAGTTGCCGCCTGTGGGGCCCGGCAATCTCCTTCGTGACCTGATCCAGTCCGGGGTGGTCCCCAAAGTCATTCTGACCGACGTCATCCGGCAAGCTGGTGTCCTAAAGGAGAACTCCATTGCAGTGTTGGACGGTGTTGTGCGGCCCACGTCCGGCGTGCAAAACGCCGGCCGCCGGCCGTGGTACGTCATCGACAAGTTCTCTGACCGCGACGATGTGCGCCGCATGCTGCTCCTGCTTTTCGAGGAGGTATTGCAGGAGCGCTTGGGATACGACCTGCTGCGGGACGTGCAGGTGTTGACACCGATCCACAAGGGGCCGCTCGGGACAGCGGAGCTCAATGTAGGACTCCAGCGATTGCTGCAAAGGAAGCTATTTGGTGTCGACGTGCCGGATGTGGAAGCTGGACGCCGGACTCGACCATGCGTCGGCGACAAGGTCATCCAGACAAAGAACGACTATGAGCACCAAATCATGAATGGAGCCCTTGGCTATGTCGCACACGTGGATTCGCACGGATTCACGGTGAACTTCGATGGCGCACTCGTCGAATTTGAAACGGGCTCCAACGAGGCCAATAACGTCCAACTCGCCTATGCCACATCAATCCACAAAATGCAGGGCTCCGAGTTCCCGTGCGCTGTCGTCATCGCCCACAAGTCGCATTCCTTCATGCATCACCGCAATCTCCTCTATACGGCAGTGACCCGCGCCAAGGATTCGGTGATCATCCTCGGCGACGGCTGGGGCATTGAGAACTGCGCATCAAAGCGCCAGGTAGATCAGCGGAACACCTTCCTTTCCTTCTTCCTCCGCCGGGAGAACCGCCAATGACTTCGTCCACGCCCCTTGACGTTCACGCCTACTATCGCCAAATCACGGATGTGGACATTGGCGTGATTGCGCGCGACCTCCTGGGCAGCCGCATCACGCAGGAGTCTGGGCGGAACCTGTTCTGTGACTGTCCGAATCACCGCAGCCAGTCTCATCGCTCATTGCATGTCTTTCTCGATAAACAAGGCTGGTACTGCTTCGGATGTGGCGTCGGCGGAGATGTCCTGCAACTCGTAGAGTTCGTTCTTCATGGGGCCATCACAAAGGGACAATCCGGCCTCATGCCGGATTCGCACCGCGATGCTCGCGATTTCCTTGCCGGACGCGTCGGGCTCCCGCCCATGTCGAAGGCGATTTCTGGGAGTCCGGTTGAGGCGGAGGAGTCTCACGGCCACACTTGGCGTGTGCGCGAGGCGTTGACGGCGCTGGCGGATCACTACCACAGCCGACTCGTCGACAACGCCGAAGTGCTCACCTGGTTCCGCTCCAAGTACGGCATCGGCGACGAGACCATCGCCCGGCTCAAGATCGGCTTTGCGATCAGCGATGAACCGAGTGTCGCGCGGGCGCTGATGGATGGGCCCGAAGCCTTCACGATGCGTGAACTGGTGGCGACCTCCGCCTTCCGACCCACGAACCAGGACGGCATCATCCCCTTCTTCGATCGCCGGATCGTTTTTCCGTATTGGGGCCGCGGCCACGTGGTCTTCATGATCGGCCGCCGCACGCCGTGGACGCCCGATCACGAATGGGAGAAGTCGAAGTACAAAAAGCTCGCAGTCCGCAACGACAGCAACAACAGCCACATCGCACGCTGCATTCGCAACGACGTCCTCTACAACGAGGATGTCTTCCTCACCCGTCCGGATCGGATCATCATCACCGAGGGCGTCACCGATTGCATCTCCCTCATGGAACACGGATTCCCCGCCGTCTCGCCGGTGACCGTTCAGATCCGGGAGGCGGACTGGGAACGGCTCCTCGCAAAGCTCGCCGGCGTCAAGACCGTCTACATTTGCCAGGACAACGAAGTTTCGGAGGCCGGTCTCCACGGTGCGCTGCGCACTGCGGGCATCCTCTCCGGGAGCGGGATCCTGACGCGTGTGGCCACCTTGCCCCTCGGTAGGCAACAGCAGGAAGCCCGACAGCAACTCCGTGAGAAGTATGGGGTCGGCGCCGGCGTCACACCCAAGGAACTCGCCACCCTTATGGAGGGGCGGGACCAGGCTGAAATCGTGGAAGCGGAGGCGCTCCTGGCCGGCGCCAAGATCGACGTCAACGAGTTCTTCTCCAGCGGAAAGACGGCTGCTGACTTCGAGGCCATCCTGGCGGCTGCTCAAACGCCATTGGAAATGGCCATCGCCAGGCTGTCGGCCGAGACCCCAGATTCAAAACTGAGCCGACTGCTCGATCCCATCTTGGCGGAGATCAGTCGTCTCGATCCAATCGAGCAGGACCGCCACTTCAGATTAATCCAGGACCGAATTGGGAAGGCCAGAGCACCGGTTGCCACCTTGCGCCGCCAAATGAAGGTCGTGCGGATCGACCGCAAGAACGGAGGCAAGACCAGCGGGAGGACCAACGGCAAGAGCCATAGCGGGCCAGCAGCGGCTCACGCCATCGACAGCGTCCACGCCTCCGGCAACTGGCGTGATGATCTACTCCTCAACCTCAACGGCACAGTGAAACCGATCCTGGCGAATGCCGTGGCAGTCCTCCGTGGTGCACAAGAGTGGGCTGGAGTGCTCGCTTGGGACGAGTTTGGGATACGGAGCGTGGCAGCCCGCCCCGCGCCGTGGATGGCATCGGACATCGAGCTGCCACATCTGTGGTCTGACACCGACGACAGCCTTGCGGCGGCATGGATGCAGCGGCAGGGTGTGACTGTTCCCACATCCATCGCCGGCGAGGCCATCGAGGTCGTCGCCCGCGAACGGAATTTCCATCCAGTGCGCGAGTACCTAAAAGGCCTCACATGGGACGGTCAGCCACGGCTGTGGAGTTGGCTGACGACATACCTGGGTGTGGATCCATCGCCATATGCTTCGGCCGTCGGAACCAGCTGGATGGTCTCCGCCGTGGCCCGCATATTCGTCCCAGGGGTCAAGGCAGATAACTGCCTCATCCTCGAGGGCCCACAAGGTATCAAAAAGTCTTCCGCACTTCGAGCCCTTGCGCAGCCCTGGTTCACGGACGAGATCGCCGACTTGGGGTCCAAGGATGCGGCTCTGCAAACCCAAGGGGCCTGGGTCATTGAGATCGCCGAATTGGATGGGATGTCCCGGTCCGACGTGGGGCGCATCAAGGCATTCATGAGCCGCCAAACTGATCGCTTCCGGCCGCCTTACGGACAACGAATCATCGAGTCTGGTCGCCAATGCGTGTTTGCCGGCAGCGTGAATCACAGCACGTATCTTCGCGATGAGACTGGCGGGCGCCGCTTCTGGCCAGTGGAATGCCGCGCACCGGCGATTGACGTCGATGGCATCACCGAAATTCGCGATCAGCTGTGGGCAGAGGCTGCGACGCTCTACTTCGACGGCAAGCCCTGGTGGCTCGACTCGCGCGAGCTCACCATGGCGGCTGCTTTGGAGCAGGCAGATCGTTACGAGGGGGATCCATGGGACGAACTGATCGCCAACTGGAGCGAAGTGCGCGACACGGTGTCGATCTCGGAAGTATTGGAGTTCTGTCTCGAGAAGAGGCGGGACCAGTGGACTCAGCACGACAAGAACCGCATCTCGCGCAGTTTGCGGTCAATAGGATGGGAGCGCTTCAACGCCGGCTCCAGGCATGCACGGGAGTGGAGATACCGTCGTCGACAGGAATCCAATTGATGCGGAAGGCAACGTTCCAGTTCTCGCGGCTGTGTACCAGTAGTGTTCCAGTATGGCGTTCCAGTCTAAGTGCCTTTCCTCTCAACATGTGTACCAGTGTTCCAGTATTAAATTACGCGCGTATATATAGAAACAATTTTTCTCTCCGGGAGAGAGAGGGGATATGGGAGAGAGAGAAAAATACTCTCTAGGGGTGTATGGAAATGAGTGGTGGAACTGGAACACTGGAACGCGAAGAGGTAACTCTCATGGCACCAATCGCTTGCGAAGTTCCAGTTGCCGGAGACGTGCCGAACCTACTGGAACAGCTGCACAGCAAGCCCGAGGCGCTCTACGTCTCGACTGCGCTCACTACCTGGAGGACGCACGAGCCGGAACGGATCGCTCGGGATTGCGGCGTGAATGGCACGGTTTACCGGCGACTCGATCCGGAATACTACGCCTGGCTTCGGTCCAGGATGTCCATGGCGAAGTTGGCTGCCAAGGCTGGGAACCTCGATGAAGCCGCGTTTGATGAATTGCGTGGGAGGTTCAACAAGGTCCACGAGTGGGCGATCGTGCGATTCGGAGAGCAGCAGTTGTCGGATGCTGTCCGGTCGTTCAACGCGAAGGGTTACCAGGCGCCCGTCGCGGTGACCGACGTCCTCCGCGAAGCAGCCAAAGCACGCCAGCGAATCGACGAATCCGCCTCGGCTGAGGCCATGGCCCTTGTGGATGCGATCCAGGAGAAGGCCATCGCCTTCGGTTGGAAGGCCGAACGGCTCTATGCCGCAGGCCGTCGCGGGATCGGCTCCAACCGCGGTTTGGTAAGCTACCTCCGCCCCAGCGATCGAATCGGCGAGGTCACACGCTACTCGATCGAGATCATCGGCTCGCCACCGATGAATGTCCGGCAACGGTTCTACAACCCGGATGTGGAACAGCCATGGGTGAGGCGAAAGTGCCCATGAACAATGGCAGAATAGCAGCGTGTCATTCAATGTCGTAGCCGCATGGCCCCATGCGATCGTCTGCGCGTCGGACCGCCGCCTGGTCGGTCTGACTGATGGTGCGATCCGCACAAATCGATCGACCAAGATGACGATCTTCGGATGTGCTGATGCTCATGGTGTCATCACCTACAACGGAATCGGGTTGGATGATGGGGGACAGACTCCGAGTGATTGGCTCATGGAGCTCGAAGAAAGGCACGGCATATTCAAAGCTCCTCTCGCAGAAGTGTTGGCCCGAATCAAGAGCGATCTAGAGAGCCGTCTTGGTGCCATTCGCGAGAAGTACGGCCCTCGCAAGGCCCGGCATACCTTTGTGTGCGCGGCTTGGAGTGGCCACAAGAACTCGGTGGATTGCATTTCGAACTACGAGAGGGTCGATACTGAGGACTTTAAGATTGAAGGCGCGGCCGAAGTCGAGATTAGTCGGTGGGTGCCCAGTTCAAAGTTTCCAGTCCTCGTAATGTCAACGGGGATACAAGCGAGACGGAGTGACATAAAGGCGATCGGTACTGCCATTCGAAAAGAGACTACTCACCGCGTGAAGCTTCTTTGCGTCCAGACTCTGAAGAACGTTGCTTTTGGAAAAGAGCGCGGCACAGGAGCCGTTGGAGCATCCGCCCAGTGGGCTGTGCTCGGACAGAATCGCAATGAGGTTTGGTGCGGGTTGGACGTGGTCGGAGGCAGTTCGATGCAGGAGTTGCCAAACCTCATCCACATCGCGGCAGAAGTTCAGCTTGGCAGATACAGCTCGCAAATGGGAGGCCCAGGTGCTTTGGTGAAGGACGCATTTGCCGGCGCGGGCGAGCCGCCATCGATCGGGGAGTATGATCCTGACGGTGAGAGATTTGTCTTTCACGAGCCGGCCTGTGGTTTCTGCGGAAAACCCTTGCCGCCGGTTCACCGTCGTTGTGAGGTATGTTTTTACCTCAAGTCCAGTGGCGGACGGAAGCGACGCATCAATCGATGACGCAGGCGATCATAGTCTTCGTCTTCGCAGCTGTGAACGATTGCTGGGCTAAATGCGAAAAATCTGTTTTGGGTGTGCACACTTCTCTCACTTTCTGCGTATGTTTAGAGTGAAGGCGCAATTCGACAGGCAAGCGTAAGGCGCACCCTCCGAAAGTTTCCTCCCCTGACATTCTGTGAGAGCCGGGACTCTCTTGAAACTCCTTCCCTCCAGTTCACGTGCCAGAGGTCTGTCTTCGCTTGGAAAAGTCCATCCCCTACTACGACGCAGAAGGCAGGCCGCGCGGCTACCGCACACATGAGGCAGCGCGGCGACTCTTGGCGAATGAAATCGTCACGGCCATCTACGGCCGCAAGGGGCACATCAAAGCGATCTTCGCAAAGCAGGCAGACGGCGCATGCGCGGTGCAAGAACATCTTCCTAGCGGCACTCGATACAGCTTTCGTCAGCACCTCGACAGCGGCCATGTGACGTGGGCCATGAAGAGGCTTGGGAAAGGCGACGAATTGCGCCCAATTTTTCTGACCGTCCTCACCGATTGCATGGTGAAGCATGAGACTACGAAAACCTGAGCATGACGCTAGCAATCTTGGGTCCTCCCAGGGCCATTTGGCGGCGGGTGGCCCGACGGCACAACTTCGCTAGCGTTACGCGCCAATTTAGGTTGTCACCGCGGGTTGTCGGTTGTCACTCGGAGTTCTGATTGACCGGAGTTCGGATCACGCCGGCGATGGCGAGCCGCATTGAGCTGTGGCCGGTGGAGCGGTTGGTTGCCTACGCGAGGAACGCGCGAACGCACTCGGCGTCACAGGTTGCCCAGATCGCGGCGAGCATCGCAGCCTTCGGTTTCAACGCGCCGATCCTTGTCGACTCCGCTTCTGGAATCATCGCTGGCCATGGCAGACTCCTTGCCGCCCGCAAGTTGGGCTTGGCCGACGTGCCGGTAATCGTCCTCAATCACCTGACGGAGACGCAGAAGCGCGCCTACATCTTAGCCGACAACCGGATCACGGAGAATGGCGGCTGGAACGAAGAACTGCTCCGGGAGGAGTTGGAGGCACTCAACGCGGAAGACATTGCGCTGGACCTCTTGGGCTTCAGCGACGAGGATTTGATCAGCCTCCTGCCCCAGGAGGAGGCGGCGCCCGCGACTACGGAGAACACAGAAGACTTCCCCGAAGCGCCTGCGACCGCGATTGCCCACCCGGGTGATTTGTGGCGCATCGGCCCGCACCGACTGCTGTGCGGAGACTGCCGGGATTCTGCGGTAGTGAAGAGATTGCTCGGTGGCGTGAGGGCGGCCATGGCTGTGACTTCCCCGCCCTACGCAACGCAGCGGGAGTACGACCCTTCGAGCGGATTCCGACCAGTACCGCCGGATGAGTATGTCAGTTGGTACCGCGCAGTCGCAGCGGGCATTGAATCGGTCCTCGCACCGGATGGCTCTTACTTTCTGAACATCAAGGAGCACGCCGAGGATGGACAGCGCAGCCTGTACGTGAAGGATTTGACGCTGGCCCACGTGCGGCAATGGGGCTGGCGCTTCGTGGATGAGTTCTGCTGGCGAAAAACGGACAATGGTGTGCCAGGCGGCTGGAACAACCGCTTCAAGAACGCGTGGGAGCCAGTCTTCCACTTCTGCCGCCAACAGCAGATCAAGTTTCGGCCCAAGGTGGTGGGCCATGCCTCAGAGGACTGCTTCGACTACTCGCCCGATAATCCGAAGTCGACGTCTGGCAGCGGCTTGCTTGGCACCGGGGCACGAGGATCGGCAGCCGGCCAGGCGGGTGCAGACGACGCCGATGGCCGCTTCGTCGGCATCGCGCGACCGAGCAACGTGATCGAGGTGAAGTCGGAAAGCAGCCAGGGTGCGCACTCGGCGCCGTTCCCGAGAGCACTGGTCGAGTTTTTCATCAAAGCGTTTACTGACGCCGGCGACATAGTATTCGACCCCTTCATGGGGTGCGGCACCACGATGGCTGCGGCCGCCATACTCCAGCGAGTCGCCTACGGCACCGAGATCAGTCCGGCGTACTGCGATGTGATCCTGCGCCGGATCGCTCAGTTGATTGGCGAGGAACCCACACTCGCTGAAACGGGGCAGACCCTAACCGCAGTCGCCGCCGAGCGCGGCGTGTCGTCTAAGTAAATCGACAAGGCAACCAGGACCACGATTTCAGCATGAACCACATGGACAAGGAGTCAAAGAGCATGCCCAAAGTCGCTACGCCCAATCAGGCCGAGCGCGAGTTCGAGACCGGGACAGACGAGTTCTTCAAAGGCCAGTCGCAGGTCAACGCCACCCACGGCAATGAACTGTTCGCCAACATCCGGCGCACATACGCCGAGTACCAGCAGGAATCGCTGGAGTCGATCAAGCGCAACCGCGCGATTGTTGACAAGCTCGTCTCCGACGCGCAGCAGTTCGACAACCAGCGCCAGGTGATCGCCAATCAGGCGCTGCAGAACGCGGTCGAGACCGCCAACATGGTCGGCAAGCAAGCCGTGCGTCACTCCGACATCGCCATTGATGCGCAGTGGAACCCCATCCAAAGTGGCGCCGCCGATACGATGCTGGCGCGCACCATGACCATCGACGATGCCTCGCTCAAGGCCATCGGGACGATGGTCGCAGCGGCGGTGGCCGAGGCGCTGACCAAGAAGAAATAG